TATCAATGCTATTAATAGCCTGTTCGTTTTCACCAATCTTCAGCTTATCGCCGACCTGTACCAAACTTCCTTTTACAATTCGCGGAGCAGAAGTTGTTCCTCCAGATACGATCTTAACAGCCTTACATACTGTGCACTCCATATTTGCAAAATCCAACGCAATTGGAGTACCTTTTCTGATCAAAGTACCTTCTGGAAATGTCTGCTTGATTTTGAAATCCCCAGGGATAACTTTACACTCACCTCTCCAAAATACGGGGAATCCGCCTTTAATCTGTCCTTTTTCAAATTCAATAGCCATAGTATTTGTTTTTAATTAGCGTCTGGCAATCCTTCCGCCCACTGTTTAGCCATTTCTTTGCCTTTTTCAGCTGGAGTGGATAAAGGGAATGCCGAATCTTTTGTTTCAAGCCCTGCGGTAACAATATTCTGTTTGATGCCTGAAAGATAGGTCGTAATTGCCGTTTCATCCATTTCGTCAGAAATAGCAAAACCTTCTTTCATTCGCCATTCAGGGATACCCAGTTCTTTTGCTTTTGAAGAGATTAGACTGTTTCTCTCAGCACGTGACTTTTCAGCCTTAAATGCGTCATTCTCGTTTTTTAACGTGGAATAACGCTGTTCCTGTTCAGTCTTGTACTTTTTGAACCACTCCGGCTCCTCGTTTTCTGGTTGCTGTTTGTTCTGCTCGCCCCCACCTGCAGCCTCTTTCTCCTTTGCTTTATTGACAGCATCAGTTACCCGTCTATCAATACCGCTCTGAAGAGAGGTTAAAAACGTTTTTTGCCCCTGTACAACAGTTGCCAAGTTATCTTCAGTTACTAGGCCTAATGCAGATAAAGCGTCAGCCTGTCCCTGCAAAATTTCATCGCTTAACCCTAGATTTGAGTACGCTAGTTTTAAAGCTTGGAAAATTTTTTCTTTCATGGTTAGTTCTTTTATGCAAATCTTTTTAAATCAGCATAAAAATACAATGCGGTGAGTCTATATGAAAATTATCAGATTGCGAATGAACCACAATTCGCCAATTGTGGGAAATTTGCTATTTCTTTCCCAGTAAATACGAAAGAATAAGGAAGTTTGAGGTAATTATGGATGGAAATAAGAGAAACGGGCAAAAAGAAAGGCGGATGTTAGTCCGCCTTATCTTTAGTTACTCTATTCTCTTTTATTCTCCTCAATATATCCTGTTCTCCACCAAAAGGTAAATAGAAATCAGATAATACGGTATTCATAAGCTTCGGAGCCAATAAAGCTCTTCCTGTAGCAAAGACATCAGGAACAAACTTTTCAATAAATTTATTTTGAACTTCAAATGTCGTTTTATCTTTTTCGTTTGGATATTTAATAATGTCATAAATATCACTTATACGCAATGTATAAGAATACTTTAATGACACTATATCAACATCTTGTGAATTCTCAGTTAATATATATTTTACTTGTGCATGAGCCGTTAAATATGATTTTTCTTCATTTACACTCATACTAATCCCAAAATAAGGAGACGCGTTTTTCTCGCAATCTTCTTTAGTTTCAGGAAGCCTATCATAATCAACACTAAAACTATCTTCTTTTATTGAGACAATGCGCACCTGCAATTTCTTTTCCATATCAAAGCGATTCTGATTTAAATTTAAAATCATTATAATTACTTGAAGAATGCTTCCCTTTCGAAGGAATATTCATAGAGTCAACAGAAATAGGAAACATTACTATAATCGGCTCCTTCTTTGAAATTACTTCTATTATAGGTTCTTTTAATACATTCTCAATAGACTTTATTGTATTAATTGTAAAATTATGAGTACCCCTCATCCATTTACTAATTTCAGCATCAGATTTACCCAATAAAGTCGCTAAATCTTTTTGCTTTAACCCTTTGGATTCTAGAATTTCATGAATCCTATCAACAATTTCAAATGAAAAAGATATAAATTCTCTAGTTTCATTTGAAATATGTTTTCTTCTTGCTTCAAATAAACTATTCTTTTTCATGCGTTTTAAATCTTAAGTTTCCTTCTAATATTTTATTTTTATAACGAATCTGATCGTTTTGTTTTCGAGAATTAATAAACCGACTTGTTTCAATTAATAATTGAACATACCTTGATAATATTGGACTATCTTGCCAAGAATTAGCATCCTTTACATCGCCATTTCCTATAATCAACATATTATCGGATAATCTCAAACAATATAGCCTTATATTATTTCCAATCTCTATCGGGATAGCACATACTCCATCTCCATATCTACCTTCTGGCTTAAAATATCTTTCTAACGCTCCTTTCTCTGATATTTTTTCTAACCACGACAATATAACATCTATATCTTTATCAAATTCACATCCTTCTGGGAATTTAAGCAGAAACTTTTCAGCCTCTGTATACACATCACCTTTAAATCTGATTGTATAGAAGTTAATGTTGTCATATTCTTCAAATAATTCAATAGTATATTCTATTTCTTTCATAATTAACTTATAAGTTAACTGCACAAATATACAACAACAACACCAAACAACAGCACTTGTTTGATCACTAGCACCATTATTTTAAGTAATATTTAGATTATTAACAGTTACAGCACCTACATCTTCACTATCAAGAGCACCAGCTTTATCACTTAGATCAATATGATTACGAGCAATTATAATAACACAAATAAAAACCGCCCATCTTTAGACGGGCGGGAAATGGGTGAAATGATAATTATGGTTCTTTGCTACCAATTAGAACATCTCCATTAATAACTATATCTAAGTTTTTCCCTTTTTCTAAGTAATATACATTTTGAACCCAACTACTTTTTGAATTCATAGTTATGTATATTTTTACCTTCTCTGCTTTCTCATTTGCCTTAAAAGACTTTTTAGTTCCAGTCTTGCAATTTTCCATTTTGTTGTTAGCAATTTTGTCACCACTAGAACTGTATTCAAAAGCGATAATGTCAGTAGTTACTAATTCATGTTCTGACATATCCCAAGTTACTGTATAAGTAGTACTACCTGATTCGTCATCATCTGATGAACACGCCGTAAAAACAAACATTGGCAACATAGCCAATAAGAATAGAATTTTCTTCATTGTTGTGTGTATTTAAATGTTTTATAATTATTTGGCAAAGGTATACCTTAAAAATAATTTCAACAAATAAATAACATATTTTTCACTGATAAAGTCTATTTTTCTTTTATTTCAGCCACAATCCTCTCTAATTCGGCTAAAGTTGTGGCGTTATAATAATCTTTTCCGTCCTTAACTATTGCCATAAAATCTCGACTATCTCTGGCTTCTGTAAATAGTTCCCATATCTCAACATTTAGTTCTTCTGAAATTCTTTCAAGTAATTGAATAGATGTGTTCCCTTTTGATGCCCTACTCAATGTCATTTCCGTTACATCCAATTTAGCAGCTAATTCTTTTTGAGTAGTCCCCTTTAATTGACATAACTCTTTTAGTCTTATTTCCATATACTTTAAATGTTTATTGGTTTTTCTATGCAAATATAACCCTATATGTTTATTTCCATCAACCATAAACATTAAAAGTTTATTATTTCACTTTGTTTAACTAGATATTCAACATTTCAATAAACTTAATATGTATATTTGCATCAAAAATAAACATTAAAAGTATATAGACATATGAAACGCTACAACTTATCAGAAATAATGCGTACCGCACATAGAACCTACAAGTATGTAGGTAAGAAACAAGGTAAAACTTTCGGTGAAGTACTGAAATCAACTTGGAGACTTGCCAAGCTGGACGTAGCCAGACAGGAAGCGGACGCAAAACGCAAAGCCGAAGAGGAAAAGAGACTAGAACCTCTTAAAAACAGTAGGCCGGCAGAGGTGGTAAGGTATAACTTCTCAGGGGAGATATATAATCCTAGCAGCAGAGGTTACATGGGCGCACATTACGTAGGAGATTAACTATTAAAATATACGGATATGATAGAAATGACAATCATCGTTTTAAGCCTGTTTGCCGGATACAAGATGTTCGGTGACGACAATGATAAGTTCTTTATGTGCTAAACAAGAAATTTACCACAATTCGCTAATTGTGGTTTTTCGAAAGCCTCAAAATTATGTTTTTGGGGATACGAAAAGTAAGTTTGCATCGAATTTGTAACTTTTCCGAAAGTGTTATTTTTCAGTGGAAACATTTTCAGGTTGAGAGTTGGATATAAAATAAATTTGTGCAATGAAAATAATACGGCTATCCTCACAGCTAAAAGATATAACGCCATCGGTAAGAAGTGAGGAGCTTGCCTTTGGCGCTTTTTGTATGCCAAGCGTGGCAGGTTAAGCAAGTCGGTAAGGCGTAAAGAGGTTCGAATCCTCGCTTGCTACAAAATCGGTCAAATTAAAATCCCCAAAAGCAGAATATTGACCGAACTGCTAATGGGGACATTTATTTACTTTAATTTTATGCAATAACATGAAAGCATTAAATTACAGGAGCAAAGATAGTAATAAATTTATTACTAGCAATAATCAGTTGAGAACAATCGTAGTAGAAACGAGTAAAGTTAAGGCTTACGAGCATCCATTATTCGGTAAAGTTCGTATGTTTGTTAAAGACGGTAAAACTTGGTTTTGCGGAACAGACATTGCGACATCTTTAGGGTACTCCAACACACGTGATGCTATCGTAAGACACTGTAAGTCACAGGGCGTCGTGATTCACGACACCCCCACAAATAGCGGAGTCCAACAAATGAAATTCATCAGCGAAGGAAACGTCTACCGTCTGACAGCTAAAAGCCAAATGCCAAGAGCGGATGAATTTGAAAATTGGATTTTTGACGAAATCGTCCCATCAGTAGTGAACACCGGCAGCTACTCCGTACAACCTCAAACTCCGCAAACCTACCTCGAAGCCCTGAAAGCCCTCGTATCATCGGAAGAGGAAAAGCAACGGCTGGCGCAGGAGAAGAAACAGTTGGAGCAGCAAAATGCCAAGCTCCAACCAAAGGCAGACTTCGCCGACGCGGCATTCGCCACTGACGACAAAGTAGACATAGGAATGTCCGCCAAGATCCTAAAGCTAGGATTTGGGCGCAATACCCTATTCGACAAGCTAAGAAAGGCAGGAATATTCTTCGCCAACCGCAATGAGCCCAAGCAGAGGTTCATCGATGCCGGCTACTTCGAGATGAAAGAGAAGTTCATCGAGCGCACCAACCATCCAGGATTTGTAGTCACTAAGGTCCTTGTCACCCAGAAGGGATTGGCTTATTTGAACCACCTGTTTGGCGGGAAACCTTCTGACGGAAAGCTGGCTAGGATAGTATAACCATCCCCTTTTCTCAATTCATATCGCGGTCCGTTTGAATGCCGGACAGCCAAAACTATATCCAAATACACGAAAAATAGAAAGTTATGAACGCACAACATTATACCCCAAACGAGATAAGAGACGCCTTATACGTAGCAATAAGACAGAATGAAGAGATAAGCAGGATCGGCAGGGAAACTGCCATGAAAAGCCTAAGAGTAGCCCAAATGAGGGAGGAAGGTTCGAAGAGACTGGCTTCTGCCCTAGACAGATTTGAAGCCATATGCTGTGAATTGGGCGATATTCCACAGCAGACAATGATGAAGGTAGTGAGATGCTCCGGAAGGCCCAAACGTCCGAAATTTGAGCTAAGAACGCTCAACGGGCATCTTGTAAGATAAGATAAGTCAGGGGGCTTCGGCCGACACTGAAGTTGACGCCAATCGACGGGAAAGGGTAGCTTAGGGCTGCCCTTTCTTTATTTACGGATTCAGAGAATATACTTTTTATGCTCAATCAGCGCATTTGCAACGGTACGGGAAGCCCTTCTACTGGTTATCTCACAATCCGCATTTCCCTGAATATCTTTTCTTTCTATTTCGTCAGAAGCAAGAGCTTCAATCAAACCAACTGCCGCAAGCTCAACTTTGCTCATGTTGTCACGTATGCTTTGATTTTTGGAAAGCCCTTTCTTTGCCCGGATCACATTAGTAGTTCCTCCGTAGAGAGGCTCATATATGGCATTAGTGCAATTACGAAATCCATCACCCGATACACCATGAGCTGCCAATGTCCTTGTGAACATATTCCTAGTTCCGATAGATTTCAGGCGTTCAGCGGTCCAGTCGGCAGATTTACCTCTTTTCTCGTATGCTTTTATGTAGCGTTGGCCAATTAGGTCTGGATTCTTTTCTTCTTCGATACGCTGGAAGAAAACTTCGTTCACTATTACCGCTAAATCTGCATCAAGATACTTTGCATATTCCAAAGCAACCTGCCTAATGCCATAAGTACCACCTCCTTTTCCACGTTTTGATTTTATAATGCCATTTTGGGCGGCATTTAGAAATCTGCATGCAGACACTATAAAATCAGAACCTTGTTGAGTATTTTTCCAATCATTAGGTCTTTTAGCATCAGGACTTCCAGCGATTACCCATAAATCGTTAAGAGAATAAAAATCACCATCTCTACCAATATTCTCTAAAATATTAGCGTCATACTTTTTAATTTCTGCTTTCTTTTTCATAGATTTGCATTATTAAATAGTTAATACTATCCCCATTAGCGGCTCGGACACTTCCGCTTCTGGGGATTTTAATTTGTCCGACTTTGTAGCAAGCGAGGATTCGAACCTCTAAACGCCCTATCGACTTGCTCAACCTTGTTTTGTTCTATTTTACCTCTTATTCTTGTATAACACTCGTAATTTTTCTGACTACTCGGTCACTTCTTTGATCTGTTTTTCTGATTTAGAAGATATATTTCCATTTGAAGAAGCCTGCTTTTCACTCTTTATAAGCTCTATCTCTTCCTGTGGAGCATCCGTCAAAGCAAGCATAGTAACAGCCAGATCAAGAGAAATAATTCCATCCGAATATAGCTTACCGATAGCTTCCCATTGCTTCTCCTTATCTTCATTGAATGGTTCCGCAAATTCGTGAGTAATCTTCAGCCTGGATAACTGGTTTCTCAGATGGATATGGGTAACATTCATCATAATAGCCAGGATAAGGTTCTTTTCCCGGTCCACAAGTATATCGTAAGTCTCTTTTAGATTGTCCCTTTTAATGTACCCTAGCGTCATAGCACGCTTTAAAGCCTCTCCAGATAGTGTTCCCATACCTTTCATGTTTTCGAATGAGAAATCGGGCGTAAATGAGTCGAATAGAATAGAGTTATTCAAGTCTTTTTTTTCACTATCTTTCATTGAAGAGTATTCAGGAGGAGCTAGATAGTCAATAGCACTGTTCTTGTCTTGCATTTGGATTACTTCCCCAACCATGCTTGGATCTGATAAAGACTGGAGAACATCTGCCGTTGCTTTTACTTTCGGGTCTGCAAAATAATTATTAGTATCAGCGGCTTTGGAATCAATATGTTCCTCTCTGTCACATCTAGGCTGTGTCCCGTACCAAGCCTTATCCTGTTTATAGTAAATTACGTTGATTTTACCAGATGGATTAACCAACGGCTCAACTTCCCACCCAATATTTGCTCTTTTGCATCGGAATATGTAGGATGGCGTTTCTATATCAAAATGCTCAACTGTTCTATTGCCCTCCTTCAAATTGTACCCATATCCAAATGCAATCATATTTTCGTATTGATCGAAAAGCGGACGGAGGGTATATCCCTTAGATTTGGATATGACCAAAACCTTTACTCCCGGCTTTCCGTTATCATTAAATATATGATATACTTTTGCACTTTCAGTTTCTGCGCCGGCCAGCCTTTTTGCTTGTCTCATTGTTGTATGAAACCTAGTATTCTGAAGAAACTCGTTATATGCCTCAAACGCTTCATCTGTACCTTCCACATCGTTCTTCCATTTTATAGGATTACCCAACAAGAAGAATAACTCTACTTCATTGATATACCTTTGTCTTGTCCGAGGTAGCTTTTCTGTTCTATAAGGTTCTTTGCCTTTACGCGGCTTATCTGGGCGACTGTTGACCTTATGAAACTCCGGATTGTACTCGGCAATAGCCTCATTTACATCAATATCTCTATCTTGAAGCAGCGAGATAACCTGGCTTATATCCCTGTCTTGGATAAGCCTCATTAAATCCCGTTCAACTCCTAAAGAATTAAGCGTTTTGTTACGCAGTAAATTGAATATAGCCTCAATGTAATTCATATCTTTTATTTTAATATAGTCCTAAATCGTCTTTATTGTATTGTTTTGGTTTTAAGATTCTTCCTAATACTTCTCCCAATACCCAATATCTTGCAGCATCAAGTGCGTGATTATATTTATCAATTGGTTTATTTATATAATTACCATCCTTATCCTTATCCCATGTATATTTCCTTAACTCATATAAAATATTATATGACCTTCTAGTTACTTTCAAGTTTAATTCTAACATTTTATCTATGCCTGCTAGAATTGAACTTTTAGAGTTTATATTTGACTTATCTACCGGATAAATAAGAATGCCTGAGTTTGATATTTCTTGTATTAATCTTGGGTCTGCACTTTCCGATATTACTTTTAGCCTAAATGGCTTAAGAGAATCCGAAATGTCCCCAGATAGCATCCGGGTCCTGTAAAACAATTCATCAAGATATAGGTCATTATCAATAAGCGCACATTCAATAGCCGCAGAAGGATCGTTTGAATATCCAAAATCTAATCCAACACCTCTCTTCTTAGCATAATCGGGTATAGAATCTACAATCTCAAATCGTTTAAATATTGCACCTTCCGCAACATCAGACCATCTTCCAATAGCTACATGGGCATATTTCTCCGGCTCTTCTTCTTTCATACGTTCCATCTCTTGAATAAACTGAGGAGAAAGGTTCTCTATGTTATCTAAATAAGTAGTATGAATATGAAGAACATTAGGATGAGTGGAAATCTGAACTTGTACACCGTCGATCTCTATCAATTTGTGCGTTTTTTCAATGTATTTCTTATAAATAAAGTGATTCGAATCTGTCGGGTTCATAATAATAATCACTCTATTTTGAATCCCTTTTTGCCTTATTGAGAGAACTAATTTATCAAAGTCCTCTTCTGAATTCCATTCCTCTGCTTCGTCACACACAAAAGTAGTAAGCCCCTGTATGGATTTTAACTTTGCCGTTTGATTTCCTGAAGATGTTCTGATACCCCTAAACATAATTACACTATCTGAAAAGGTATTGATAATGTCTTTTTTAGTTATATCAAAGAAATCATTAGTTCCCTCTAAATCTATCTTTTCTTGAAATTCAGGAATGACCGATATATCTGCTGAAGTCATTGTGTATCGGCTGTACAGCATCTTATGTCCAGATTCGAATGAAAGCCTTTCTATAAACGTACCAACATTAAAACTTTTAGCACTTCCACGACCACCGGTTATGAGAGTTATTAATTTATCCGTGTTATTATACAACGGATTATATACTTCTTGAGTTTTAATGTTAAACACTATCATTTCTTTTTTGATCTAGCTTTTATCCACTCTTGAACAGGGATACTCCCTTTTACATTCAATGTACTTTCTTGTTTTTCAGCAAGACCTAATTTGCGAGCTATTATATTAGCATTAAAGGCTCCTACAGTAGCCCCTTCCAGCTGCTGAGTTTCTATTACAGATTCTATACGTGCAATGACCGACAAAAAATCTTCATGATTAGCTTTCTTAAATTCCCTCCAGAAAGTTTCACTAGCATCACAATATAACATTAGACCACTAAGTGTATATGGCCGCTGTGTAGGCGATTCCTCCTTTTCCTTTGTCTTTCCTTTTGTTTTATTCTTAACAACTCTCCAAGGGTTCTTATCGCACCACTCAAAATATTCACAAGCAGCCTCCCATAACAAATCAGGGGTGGCAAATAACATGTCACGCCCATGCTTGCTTCTTAACTTCCAAAATTGATTTCCTTTTGGTGCTGCCATCTCTATTTATTAAAAATTAAACCCTCATCTCTTAGATGAGATACAATTTCACTGTAAATATACTCTATATCCTTCCGAAACCCTTTATAATTATTGTAGAGAACGACCACAGTTTCAATATTGTGGGAAATAAATGTCTTATCGCTGATATTTACCGATTCTGCAATCTTATCCCGAAGCCCCCTAGGCATTCTCCCCCCTGCTAGAACACTAGGAGCATACAGGAATAAAATGATGAATATGAACTTTTTTCTGTTATGAACACTGTCTTTGTATCCCGGACAATCCCTTAAGTTGTTTATTTCACAAAACCACTTATATATGGATGGGATATAGTCCAGATCAGACACGATAGGAGCAGATAATTCAGATTCTCTTTCCGACAATCTTGATTTCTGCTCTCTTATTGATTTTAATTCTGAAATTTCTGAAAACATAGCACATTTATTTAAAGTTAATAGTATATTTGTACTATGAATTGAGGAAAGAGGACTTATCTGGTGGTTCGGGTGGTCCTCTTTTTATTTTGTCCTTCTTCCCCATACACATGCATTGTACAGTGCATAGGCATACATCTTAAGTTCCCTGCTGTTGCTTATATATTCCACATTCATTGCTACTTTAAAGCAATCAGCTAGAAGGTTGTTGTCTATTTCTTGGTTCATAATCTTAGTCTATTAATTCAAATTCATAAGCCCACACGAACGGATTGCTTTCCCATGTCCCTTTGCCCGAAACTTTGTCTATCAAAGCGGAAAAAGCATCACGAGGAGTATTATATAGTCCGATATGTTTTTTATCGGAAGCACCAACGAAAGAATAGGCAATACCGCCATTTCCATTTGCAGAATCAAGCCTATAAATTCCTTCTTTCATGCAATCTTCATCGCTAATGTCCTGTAGGCGTTCAACCTTGATGTCGGTGATTTCGATATGGTGGGGCATCAGATCGGCTTTCACAAACATCTTGTTAAAAAATCCGCTTTTCTTTGGCATTATAGGATAACCATCTTCGTCTAATTCGTAATCGGGAATATTACCACAATCCTTGTAGCTTTGTGCAATGGCAACTACTTCGCCAACTTTATATTTGGGGAGAATTTGTCCGCCATCAATCATACGTTCATCTTCGTCATACATACATATTTCAGTGACTTCACCAGAAGGTCTCTTACATACAAAATATCCTGCAACGTTTACACCTCTAAACTTTAAAGGATAAGTAACTATTCTTCTCGTCATAGTCTTCCGACCTTCTAATACAGCTTGTGTTAGAGAAAATTTATCGTTAAACATTATCTTCTTCATGATTCCTCCTTCCTATTATTGCTTTCGTTTTTACTTTGATTATTTCGATTATACTTCACATCTTCCCAAGCAGTCACTATTGACCAGAATAGATTTAATGCTGTCACAATTACAAGAATTCCTGTCAACCATTCTATTCCCAGATGGTAAGATATCAAACAAGATATAAATGACAGCCAAAATGTTATCTCTTCAAATTGATAGTCTTTCATTTTATCATCCTTCCTCTTCTAAATAATAACTCATTTTCATATACTCTTCATAAGTTATTTCCTTCCAAAAAGTAACTATACATCGTTCTTTATAGTTTTTCAGAAGTAACTTATGTATTTCTGCCAGGCTGAAACAGCCGTTATTTTCACAACGAATTCCAGATCCAAATCTACCCTTGCAACGAAAGGCATAATAGTAGTACTTTTCCATTTTATTTCTCCTTGATTAATTCCGGGTGATCGTAGATGTTAGCAATTATTTCCATTCTTGCAGTGTCGTAACCACCAAGAATATCCACCATATCATTTTGAGGTTCTTTCATTTCTGCCATGAAACAAGCCGTATCTTCCGAATACCAAACTTCAATTATAATATCAAAGCCTTTGATTATATCCCCTTCATAGATTTCTTTTCCGTTCTTGTCATACAAGCCGGTGAACTGACCTATGGTTTCAAGACAAACCTCATACATACTGATGCTTTTCCCTATTTCGATATCATTTAAGGATGGAATGACAGCATACCTGTCCTCTTCGATCTTAACGAGGGAGCTATACAGCCAGTCTTCGCCGTATATGCTTTTGCCTCTGAATTTTATTGTACGGTCCATATTTATTTCTCCTTCTTTAATTCTTCAATAAGAGCATCTGCTAAATCCATCACCTCCAGTTCCCATCTAATATTTTTTATAAGCCGATATGCGGGCCTGTTAGTTAGCCAAAGAAGTATATTTATCATAAATTAGTCAACCTCCTTTCTCTCTAATCCGTTATTATTTGATTCAAGAGGAGGAATTGGCATCCACGCAATTGGCTTCCATAAGGGTGGAACACTTACCATGGATGAATAAACAGGTTCACCTCTGAAAGTATCGTAAATGTATCCATCCATACAGAACCATACATCATTGCAGTATGTGCCATTAAATATCGCACCATGCTCGCACATGATAATAATATTCTCGTTATCATCCGGCAATCGTTCTTCTACGCTAATCCAGGGGGATTGCTTTGCTTGACATTCTGCACCTTTACGAAACATATTAAGCATTGCATTCCTTTGATAAACCAACTCGCCATCAACTATAGTTGCATAGCTATGATTGATTTCTTTAATAGCTTCTTTTATTAAGTCACTCATATCTTGATTGTTATGAATTAGTGTAAACACCTTCATCGCAATTCTCAATGCGTGACTGGCATTCACTTACTACCTCTTTTAAAATCTCCGCACACTCTTCATTTGAGTAGTTTTGCAGCAATTCATCAATATGCTGTATTATATCATTTACTTCCATACGCTTTCTTTGCCATTATGTTAATTAACTTTATTGTCTTATCGCTCAATTTGCCATTAGTCGTTGTAATATGCTGAATGGACTTGTGTAATTGGATTTTGCTCATATCTACTTTCGTTTTGAGAGTTATTTAATCCTTTGTAATCTGTCAATTTCCGCAGCAATGAGTGCACCTGCTTTTGCTAACTCTCTTATTCGGTCGTCAGCTGTAGGCTTCCACCATTCGGGAGAAAATGGGAACATGATAGGTACATCGGTAGAATAAACATAACCACCATAATCATCTCTACAAAATGTAGGGATAGCATAAGTTGCACCCGCTAAAGCTAGTTGTCCGGCTGTGTATAAATCATCTTCTTCCGGTGTCCACCCTTCAACTTCAATTTGTCTCTTGCGTTCTTCTGCGATAATCTCTATTCCTGTTTTCATAATTATTCTTCTTTTCCTAATATTTGCTGAAATGGATCAAAACTCTCATTTACTCGTTGTATGCCATCTATAGAATCTTTCATATTTGTACACTGTAAACTACTCAAAGCGTTTGCAATTCTAAATATAGGATTTCCCATACGAATATCAGTAAGAGTATCAATCAACTCTTCTTTACTTAGTTGTTTCAACTGCTCCTTGATTATATTCCGCATTTCTTCTTCACTCATTGCTATTTTTCTTTCTTTAGTTCCTCACAATGTAACTTATAAGCATAGGCAAACATCTTCAAAGTAACAGGCTCAAAGTGAAAATCTGCTTGTTTACCTTCTACTACAACAGAAACACATAAATCTCCATCACAAAAATCAATATATGCCATAGCATTGTCATTCCCTTTGATAGAAAAGGTTTGTGTCTGTACGCTATCCATGATTCACCTCCTTTCTTTTAAAGTGTTCTATCAGCTCTTTAACAGTTGCCTTGTGAAAAGGGAAATAAGGCATTCTCCATTTATCCATACAGCATTTTAGGAGTGTTCCCTTCTCTATTATAACATCAGGATTTATACGACTTACAAACCTTTCCTCAAATACAAAAAACTGTCCATTATCTGTATCATCCCTCAATGCGGCAAGAGCTAGGAATAAATCCTCGTTCGTTCCACAGTCAATTAAATCATCACAATTATTTAGAGAATCAGAGCAAGTGAAAGCGGCTACCATCCCATTATGCACTTTTATATTTGCACCAATAGCATTTAACTCTTCATCGCAAAGAAAAGGTCTAATGCCTAGTTTTTTCAAACGATTTCTAAGCTCTGGTGTATTCTTTCTTATAAAACAAGATGTTGTAAATCCCATAGTTATCTATGTTTTAATCATTTAATAGCATCCTTTTTAGAGTATGCCATAACTTTCTTCCCTTTTATGATAAACTCTCTCAACTCTTTAGTTGTTGACTTAACTTTATAGTCAGGATTAAAAGACATTCCTTCTTTACGGTTTACAGAGTACGGATCGTATTTTTGTGCTACTGCGCACATTGCTGCTGTCGCTAGTAGCATTTGTTTCATTTTACTCATATCTGATTTGTTTTGAGGGTTACTGTAATGCAATACCCATTTCTTTCCGGGCTTTATTAGCTTCTTTTTCAAACATCCTTTCGTCTTCCTCAATAACCTTATCAAGCAATTCATCCATACTTTCAGCATAGACATAGAATGGATAGAAGGAGCAGGAATTAGAACAGGACTGAAAGCTGCCATCTTCTCGAAAAGAGAACTTTTGAGGAATATTAAAACTACATTCTGCCAAGAAACCAAACTTATCGTGGTCAAAAAGCAGTTCATTTAAAGAACCTTCATAACTGTCATATTCTCTTTTGGTAAGAGATGGCATAAACGAATGGAAATCACCAAAATCCATGTTTTCCAAAAAGCTATCCATTTCACTCATGGAAGCGATATGAAATAGACTATTAATTGTGGTCATACCTTCATTTTGAAGAGTAATACCTTTCTCTTTTAATGTTTTCATTACTTTATTGTTATGAGCCTTTTCAGGCTACGTTAATATTCAATTTGTCTTTCATGAAGGATAGGATGTGCGCAATCACATCGACCGTCCAACCATTACCAAGCATCCGGTACTGATGTGTGTCGGAGCATTCCCATTTATACCAATCTGGGATCGTTTGCAATCGGGCGCATTCGGTAGGAGTCAGACGACGCATTCTTGCAATCATGCCGTCCCTTAAAATCCTCACATAATTGTCATTATCCCCCATTTTATGGACACGTTGATTAATTGTCCTACATTTCACTGCGAATGGGAATTCAAATGGTTCAAACTTACAGGGGGAGAAAGTTTCCGTTTTCTTTCTTGATGCAAGACAGGAGACCATTTTATCACTCAGATAAAACTTATCGTCCACTTCATCTTCAAGTATATCTTTCAACAAGACTCCTTTATCCACAGGCTGCGGTATGTCCGAATGCAGCTCACCAAACAGTCCATTTCTCCTCGTCCGGATATTCGTCCAATATATGCGCCTCCGATTCTGTGCTGATACCAAGGCGGAATTGATATGCACACCATATACACCGATAGCCTCGCTTAATACCCTTTCCCATTTCTTACCCATTTCTACGTTTTCCAACAAGAACAGCACATTCGGATTGTATTTACGAATATCGGTTAGGATACGCATATACTCCCAAAACAGATAAGACTCTCCTTCGAATTGAAAGCCTTCCTCTTTTAATTCCAGGTAGCGATTTAGGGTGTATATCTCCTCTTTGTCGGCAGTGGACATCCCGACACGTTTTCCGGCAAAAGAGAATGACTGACAAGGGCTGCCACCTATCAACAAGTCAATAGGCTCCAACTGAGATACATCTACCCGGTTGACATCTCCGAGCTGAATTGTGTTCGGGAAGTTCAGTTGTGTCTGCTTGATGGCATGCTTGTCTACCTCGGATGCGTAGTAAACTTCCGGGATAATGCCAAGCTGCTTCAAAGCAATCTGACCGCAGGACATGCCATCGAATAAACTTAGTACATTCATTCCTTTCTTACTTGTTATTAGTTAAAAATATGCGCAAATACACTCTTCTCGTCAGACAGCTCAAGATTTAACTGGGACGGGAAACACTTGATGTAATTGTAGAATTCGAACATCTTCTTGTCGTCGTCACCGCAGCGATCTATCAGCAGCTTGATGAAGGCAAGGAGACAGTCTGAGTCGTTTCCGAAGTTCTCCTGAGTAGAAAGCTGGGTCTTGTCTACATCTTGTTTCAGCCGGCGTATAGCTGCTATCGCCGTGTTGAAATTGTGCTTGGCATCGTAACGCAAATCATAGCCCTGTTTTTTCATTTCACTTCTCATATCAAGGAGAAGAGTTTCTACGACATCTGCCAACACATACGTTAAGTTGAGGGTCGTATTAAGATTTGTTGTTCCTATTAGCATAATTTATGTGTTATAACATTAAACATTTCTTTTGCTATCTGACGTGTAAAACTTATCAAGATTCTCCTTTTGCTTGACAAACTTTCTTTGACATAGCATTTCAGATATACTGTTGGAAAGCTCCAAAGCCTTTATAGCTTCTTCATCGCCATCTTTAGCTCTTGATTCAAGTTCAGCACGATATTCCTCATAAAACAAGCCATTCGTCGGCTTAGCTTCTTCTGCATTGTGAGCTTTATGTTCGTTATATGACTGATTATCAGCAGTAGAGCAACGCTCTTTATTGTATTCCTTAAACCAGCTCATAATAACTTGACCGTCAATGCGATTATATATCTTGCCATACTTCATCTTCATAGCATTTTTAAAGCACAACTTGATATCGTCTAGTTTCATGTATGCATATTCCTCAATAATCAGATCTACGGTCATTGCAACTTGGACATCAGACATCGTTTCTGCTGCATTGAAGAATTCTAATGCGTCAGCTAGTATATATACTACTGCTGCACGAGCTTTTGTCTCTCCAAGATTCTTAATTATAGTCCCAATCAAAGGTTCATGGGAAAGAAATACGTCTTCAATCCTTCTTGGATTCAGCGCCTTGCAGTATTGCTCCGGCGAGTTGCTTAAGGCGGCTAACTGACTCCCTTCTTGTTGTCGCAGTATCAGCTCGTTTTCCATTATAATTTCCCTCCAGTATCTTTGTATAATTAGCTTGTTTAAATATCCAATCAAAATCACATTTCCAGTTGTGGTCATTGCCCCCGAGGAGAAAAGAACTTTGAAGCACAAGGTTAAATACAGTTCTAATGCTTTCTTTGCCGTATTGGGCTATACGTGCTTTTACTGCTTTCTTCCGTGTTTCAGTCATTGATTTTATAGCCGGAAGCTTATCTCTAAACAAGCTATTATACCAATTCATCAAACCTACCCAATCAATTTTTTGGGAGTGGGACAAAGAAAGCTCGTCTTTCTTTTCTTCTCCGTTAGGAGAAGTTTCTTTATTATTTTCCTTTTCTTTTCTTTTCTTTCTATTTACTTTTACTTTACTTTTACTTTGTTCATTATCGCTATGATTAATTGAATTATTTGTGCAATTAATTGAATTGTTTGCACAATTAATTAAATATTCGGGGATAATAGTCGTTTCTTTGCGTTGATAAGTAGCAAGAAGAAATCTCTTTTGAATGCCAGAAGATGTGAGTATTTTATATTTCTCATAAAGTTCCTGATCGAAAAAACCAACCTGTAATGATTTTATCAAAACTTCTTTTACTGCGCCCTCGGAAACCCCAACTGTGTCAGAAATAACAAAAGGCAAATCTTCGTCCCACAAAATGTAATACCCTTCATCCTTGTAGATATTACACAGCAGGCAAATAAGTATAGAAGTAGATTGAGACCCACAGGCCCGTGATATCTTTCTTATCTTAACATCTGTAAAGAAACCAACATCCATAGGGAAATAATCTATTCCCTGCTTTGTAGGTCTTCCAGCCATAATTGTTTAATTAATACGCATGAATACAATTTCTCTTACTATCAGCGACAAAACGCCGTTTGAGTATAAAACAGTAGGCAACACGTGGATTCCCTTTGGCTGTGGGAACAATAGTTCCATTATTGCATTTTGCGCAAGTATCTGGTCGGATAACTTGCTTGTCTGATTTCTTTTTCATGATTAATATTGTTGTAGGGCTACTGGTAGGTAGCCCTGTTGGTTATGATGCTAAAAATACAGGTGGATAGTTCCTCTTTTGATATTGGTTTCTTAAATAGATAATCAGATTATCAAAACCGGTTATAAATCCTTCATTAATTAAATCTGCGACCTTCTTTTCAAGTTGCCACAATTCTCGTTGTTTCTTTTCGTCACCGAATTTATTGCGAAGCATTTTTTCATGTTGATTAAATACAACCCAATTCAAAGCTTCACCAATCTTTTGCATGGCTTTCGGCATAAAGTCTTTGGGGACTATCTTCATAACAGCAGATGAAAGTTCCTTGTAAGCGTCACCTGCATCATTGCGGTAGCGGATCATTTCGTCTTGAACGAACTTTAACACCTTAACCTTGAATGCAGGATTTAACCACATGGCAAAATCCAAAAACATGAGAGGTGTCATATATGTACCTCCGTTTTTACCTCTTGTTACCACAACAATAGATTTTGGAAAGTTCTTATAATCATCACTTTCCAAAAGGTGGGAATTCCCGTCTTTAAATTCAGGCTCTTCCATAAGAGCTTTAACAAATTCTTTTGTTTCTTTTAGCCTAAGATAGTCACCTATCTTTTTAATATTATTCTTATTAGCTTTATTCCACTGTGCAAGCAAGTTTGTACAGTCAAATTTACCATCACAAGTCCGTTGGATTATTTCAAAATCTCCCATCGGACGAACCATAATTTGATTTGTCTTCATATAATTAAATTTTAGATTACTCTTCTAATTTCGTTAGCTCGTTGTATAACACGTATATCGTCCCTACATCCGCTTTAAATAGTTCTAGATTATCTTCGTCAACGCAAGAGGCGTAATTAAATAGAAGATTTACTAGCTCAGAGGCGATTTGTTTAGGAGTTCCTACTTCGTTGAAGAACTTATTCAACTCTGAAAGATCGTATTGCTTGTTGGGTATCATAGCAAACCTCCTTTCTTCACTGAAAGAAAACACACGATAAACGGTACGACAAATAAGAAGGGATTAATGAAAGTGAGGACTAACATTAATAGTACGGATGTTGCTTTTACGTTAGCAACTAACGCAGACTTATGGTTACTATTATTCGCCTTAACTCTGATTTCATTGTTCGTTGGCATTTTCACGCTGAAATTTGAGTTATGTATATAAAGAAAGCCGTTAGACTTCCCATTCGCGCCAACGAACAAAACAGCAACCATTACGATTAGCAGTTCCGTGAGGGAAACTAACGGCTTATATCTTTCGGATATAACTTACATTAGGGTATAAAAAACACCGCTAATAGTAATGAGTATATGTCTGTTCGTTGGCATGAACACCGCAAAGATACACTCAAATTTCAAAATACCAAATGAAAATCTTATTTTTCTGCTAAGTAACCATTCACAACTTCTATAAATTCCTCCAAAGACCGGCAGACAACATACTTCGCTCCTATACTATCAAATTCCTTTTGATAGGCTTTTTGGTGGTCGCTTTGTCTTCCTGTCTTAGTCTTTAATTCAATTCCCATAAAAGGATAATACTTGTTAGGGATCAACAGAAGTAAGTCAGGGAAACCGGCACGTACTCCCATCTGTTTAAACTTTACAGCTTCGATAGCATTCCGTTTACCGCCATTAGGAGAATGATGCAACCTTAGCCTATATTGAGGATATTGTAAATCGAACCAGCAAACACAAGCTCTTTGCAAATCATCCTCTTCATGTTTTGGCTTCTTGCGGATATTCTTGCCGCAATACTGGGCTTTCATTTCTTCGAATGTCATGGCAATTTTGATTTTATTTCATTGAGAAGCGTTTCGTTACTTGTATAATATCCCAAGCCTGTTATATCACATAAGTATCTTTTAAAATCATCTGGAGATTTAAATTCTAGATACTGAGTACCGAAAGGAACATTAAGTACTCCTTTCTCGTAAACTTTATAACCTCGCTTTTCAACTTCATCAATTAGTTCCTTATCTTCACATTCTTCAAGGACTTCATCAATGTAATCGTCAAGATCAATCTCAACCTCTGTCATTACTTCTACGGTTCTCATTATTTCTTTGGAGTTTCTTTCTAGTTTTACGAATCATATCTTCATCTCTCAAATTATACCCTCTAATGAGGATTTCTGACGTTTTCAAGCACCGGACTATCGTCTGGTATTCTTGTTTGGTGATTGTTATTTTCATGTGGGGCAGTTTAGGAGTCGAACCTAAATAATTGCATTTGCAATACATAAAGCACTTCGTACGCTTTCTTTATGCTCTCTTTACCATTGAGAATACCTCCCCATGTTTGCCCGCCAATCTTCACAGACAAGCAGGCTGGGGTAAAAAGGTTAACAAAGCTATTTCAATAGCTCACTCTTGCGGATTATAGCCCTACCAGTAACGATCGTGCTTTCCGTATTATGAGATAATGTACTTTGCCTAATTCCTATCTGATCTTCGGATAAATGGCGAAATATACCCGTTACCGAGCTGAAGTAATAGTTCCGCTTCTCGAAGATCAGGTAGATATGGATTACTTTAGTTCTACGCATTTCGCATTATTTTATTTCAAAACTTCCAAATAGCTGTTATTTGGAATTATATAAATTCTTTATTTCTTTCAATCTCTATACTTCCATATAAAGCCTTTACAGCTTTTGGTTATTTTTGATAAACACGAACAAATTCTTCCGGTTGAAGTGTTATAGAATTTTGCTGCATCTGTAATCCGTTCCCATTCTCTCATAAATATGCCGTTTTTATCATATTGCAAAATGGCTTTCTCTCTTAATGAAACAGGTTTCACTTGGCATAATTCATATCTCCATATATAACCGTTACTTTGTTTGTATTTTCCTCTACAACAAGCTGATATACTACCACAATTCGTAATAGAGTATTCCCTGCAAGCATCTGACATACAATCCCATTCTCTAATAAACTCTCCATTAAGAGAATATTGAAATACTTTACGATGTTTATTCGCTTCAATTCCAATCTTTCCATTTAGTTTATCACGAATGGATTGCAATCTTCGCTTATGGGAAATATTATTAAATAAATTTTCCCTTTGAGTTGCCCATCTTAAGTTTTCAACCCTATTATCTGTCGTAATAGTGTTAATGTGATCTATATTAGGCTTCCCCAAAGGGTTTTGGATAAAAGCTTCTGCTACCAGTCTATGAACTAATTTCTGTTTACCCTTTAATGATACGACATAGTAACCAGTAGACTTTAAAACAAGTTTCAGATTACGCACTCCATTGTCTCCAGTTGACAGCGTTTTTCCGTAAAAATGTAAAGCCCTCACATTGCCTTTATTACTAACTTGATACCAATTCTCATATCCAACAATGTCTTTCCAAATTTCTTCCATATCTTAAAATATTAAAGATAGCTTTTCATCCTTCCAACTTCAATTTCCATCAGTTGTATTAGTCGTTCCTCGTTTGGGGCAGGGAGATATACAGAAAAAGCTTCATTCATTACAGACCAATTTCTCCATCTTTCTATAGATAGCGACATTTCTCTCGTGTCAAGCTCGTAAGTATGCCTTATGTATCTCACTTTCTCACCAGCTATTTCTTTATCTACAAAATAAATGTCCTTGTTTATTTCCTTATATATTGACTCTGCTTCATCATTTGTATATCCTGTTTGCGTAGCCCAGTATCCAATAAGAAGCCATAAATAAGAATTTTGATTCAGGCTTCTTTTAGGCTTCTTCTCTGTAAGTTCTACTATTTTCCCGTTTTTAACAAGCAAAGCGGAACGAGATTTAAACTGTTCCGCTTGCAATGGATTAGAAAGATCGTATAACATTTCTAGAATGGAAGATCATCCGATGGTGAAACGCTGGGAGCCGAATCAATTTGTTCAGCAGTTGGAACATTAGGTTGTGGAATATATTCTTTAAAATCACCACAAAAGTAATTTACCCCGTCTTTTCGTTCTTCCTGTTTAGGGGAACAACTCATGACATGAGTATGACCATACGTAGATGGTTGTTTCCTTTCTAATATAGCTACATTGAGATATATTTTAGTACTACCATCCTTACATTCTACTTTTTTGAATAATTCTTTCGGGATATCCGAAAGACAAATACTACCTGTTAGAATCATTTCTTTTATTTTTTAAAGGTTATACTATATGATGTTGTACTTTGTTTAGCAGGAGGAAATAATTGAAATATATCTCCTGTATCCTCATCAATTTCTGTCTTAGATTTTGAGAGTGTCTTCAAATAATTTTCCCTTTCCTTACATTGTTCATCTATAATCTTTCTTTCCTCCACAAGACGTTCATAAACCGGATCGTTACAAACAGAAAAATCATATGTAACACCAGTTTCCTTTATTTGGATTACTGCACCTAAATAGCCGGGAGACTCACCTTTCCCATATTTCTCGCATTCTTGTATTACTGCATCTTTTATGCTTTTATCCTTTAAAAAAGTATTTATTATTTCAGAAATACTTTTCATCTGAACCACTGCATCAATCGGATTTATATCACCATCAATAACTTTGGAAATAAAATCATTAGCCATTTCTTTCTGTTCCGTCTTGGAAGATGGGATTCTGTTGATTATTAGTTTATTACTCATTGCAGATTATGATTTACTTTATATTGATAATAATTTTCGGAAATCTTATTTATGTCATCATTCGTACATCTATAATTCTTCTCTATCAAATTAATTATAGAAAAACGTTGTTTATTTTCTCTTGCAAAAGATTCATTCCTATAAATCCATTTCATCAAATCTTCTCTTCCGAGAAGAGATGCGTTTAAAACTTTGCGATTATCATTTTCTATTTGTGATTTATTATACTTGGTAGAATCATTGTCCCAATACACATCAGCAGCCATCCCCAAAGCTTTGCAAGAAACAGATATAGCGTCAGTTAAAGCCATTTTATAACATTCGTCTGACGTATATGCTCCATTCTTTTCGTTAGCAACAAATGAAGCTCCTCCAACCCCCTGTATTCCTTCACTCCACTCCCCATTATATTTGACGAAAAGGTTGATATGCACAAAGCTTGATATTTCTCCATTTGCACCTTGCTCATTCCACATTTTTATAATCTCATAACGCCAACCAAATCCGCAGGGGCCAAACTGCTCCGTTAGAGTTTTAATTCTCCACATAGGATTGATATCTGTCTTTCCTTTTAAACGACCTGCTAAAATTGTTTTTTTAGCATTGTCTGGAACTTGCCTTATCTTATCGTAAAGTTCAAGACAATTATCATTCCGTTCCTTCATATCTTATATTATTAAAGTGGTTAAAATAGTTCCCGGATACCGAACCAACGGACACCGGGATTAAATCAAGATAATTTGCGGATAACCTCACCGCCATATGAATTTCTAGTTAGTTCAATAAACTCATAGACGGTAAACTTATCATTGTCTACATCTATACCTTTGTCTCTACAAAAAGATTCTCTTCCAGCCTTACAACTTCCGGTAAGTATATGATGCCATACAAATAATTCCTTAGCGGAATACTTTTTAGAAAAGTCAGAAAAATTCTCTTTGAACTTATCAATTCTTTCCTCTTCTGTACTATCATCATAAAGCTTTTCTTGCAAAGATTCAAATGCCTCGTGCAGAGTACTACCATGAGAAAACTGATTATTTCCTTTTACTATAAAACAAGGAGTAAGAGATAAGTCGGACTGGAAGATAAATCCTTTTGCGATGTTACCTTTTACATTTGTAATTATAGTAGGTATATTATCTACTATATAAATAGTATTCCCATTTACAGATTTTACGCCATCGCCATAGCCATCGCCAGAGCCATCGCCATAGCCAGAGCCATCGCCAGAGCCAGAGCCATAGCCATAGCCATAGCCATCGCCATCGCCAGAGCCATAGCCAGAGCCATCGCCATAGCCAGTATTTAGAAACTGTTTTATTTTATCTTCCATCACCTTGCCCATACCGCTACACTTTCTATTGATTTAATAGCTTCCTTCGAGCACGGAATAATCTCAATTGTATCCAGAATCTCTATCTCTGGAACCGTTACTGTGAATTTACACTCACATGGATTAGTCGTACCATTAATTGCTAATTGAGATATACTAGCTGCACCATCCCAATACCATAGTCTACGACAATTTTCGAGCTTAACTTCTCTACCATTTCTTTCTACTAACTCTCCGAAAAATACACCGGAACGATCTCCTCTTACAATTACTTTCTTTTTCATGATTATATATTATTAAAGTGGTTAATCAAAAAGCCCCGGACAGCAAAGCCATACGGGGATAATTCAAAACTTAAATAGCGGACTGGATACCGCACGGAGTCCTTTACTCCGGGGTTAGAGTTAAACAATAAATTATTTGCGTAATATAATATCTATTTCAGATTGTTTATATAATCTTTTTCCACCGACTTCTGCGGGAATTAAATAACCTGTCTTAGCCCATCTCCACAAAGTTGACCGATCAACCTGTAACTGTTTACAAGCATCTTTGGGCTTTACGAAAGTCTCTTTTTTCTTAGCCAAAATAGATTCTTCAACTTCTTCTTTTGTTTTTTGAATGAGATAATCTGCGAATGCTTTTAAATCTTCAAAATTCACATTAGCCGATATCTTACTCCCCCCAAGATTCATAATCTCTTGAATACTCATATCTATCCCCCTATTCTTTTTGATGCACCTCTTTTGAACTTCTCTCTAAAAGCATGAACACAGTTAACAATAGCATTATAATACATGATATTGTTTCGTTTCTAGTCATTTCGATTTGCAATGCTAGGTGGGTCACCATAGCAAGAGCAATGACAGCAATAGCATTTTGAATTTTATGAATAGTTTTCATAGAACATTATTTTTAAGTTAATACTAAGCGGCAAGCATTAAATCACCGTCCATTTTAGTTCTCATTATACGTAGAGCTGTTTTTGCAGCAGGACGAATATTACAACGTCTCATGTCCATTTGATAATTCGGCGTAATAGCAAGTATAAAGAACCAAACAGAGAAGAATAACTCAATACCGTGCTTCCTAATCTCCTTCAAATCAAAGTTTCTTTTAGTCCTATCACATAACAGGAATAAAGTAAGCTCTACGTTATTGTTAATGCCTAACTTCTTATGAATATCCCTAATCTGTGCCTTTATGGTCCAAACTGACTTTTTGAGCAAATCGGCAATTTCATCTGGGGTTTGTCCTTTTGCGACTTCATTAGCTACTTGATACTCACATTGAGTCAGAGTTTCCATCACGAAATACGTTTAGCTCTAAAAACTCCCTTTTTATAGTCCAACTCTCCTTCTCTCTTGATTATAATTCCAAATCTGCGTCTAACACGATATCGAATTGTACTCATTATTCCATCATAAGCAGATATCGGAAATTCTACTACTTCATTTAGCTTCATTTCACTGATTGATTTTGTCCAATCACCAGTTATTTTTTTCACTTCTTTTGCCATAAGATTAATTATTTGATTATTATTAGTGGATAAGCCCGGATTCGAACCGGGATTTGCAAGATTTCGTTTGTACGTTTCAATTGCGGTTCTGACTTCCCCAATCGTCTTTCCTGCTTCGAGGCTAGCCAGCCATATTTTCAAACTAAGCGTCTACCAATTCCGCCACTTACCCAATTAAAAAGGTGCGCTATTCTCACGAACGGCACACCCTACAACACAAACACAAAATAAAACACGACAAAACAACTCAATACATCTCGACAGATGTATTAGTATTGTTTAGTAACTACAACAACTTCTTCAGTCTTTTAATTGTCTCTCCTCTCTCCTTATTCCAAACGGCAGGGTTAGTATCCCCATCCTTATTTATTACTTCAGCTGCCAAATACCAATAATCAGCTTCGTTATATCCATTCTCCTTTGAGAATTTACGAGCTTCCTTCATCGTTGCACATTCCTCAATAATATTATGGGTCCCCCTATGACAAACCGCCACGCTAACAATAATCTCACTATTCTTATAATGCATGATTTACCTCCTTATTATACTTTTAAAGTTAGTTAGTGCCCGCGATACCTTTTACGGATTCTCCCACGTATCGAGACGTGACGGGCTGTATGTTGAATCACTTAGATAGCGTTATAGCTCGCCTAACCTGCTATATGCTTACTGATAAAGACTTTTCGGACTTCCAAGTGATATATGTAACTAATTCGAACCTTCAACCGATCACGGCATTCCTGCTACGGTTGAATTTCTTTTCGTATGATCCAATATGTCAAAGAACTAATCAATGTACCCTGAAAGCGTTTTGCTCGCTTCTTTCGTAGGTTCTAACCTAACAGAGCCTCGTAATCTTTTATTATTCGAAGAAGGTTACTGATAATTTCTTCTTTCGTTTCTTTGCTTCCAGCCAGCATCTGAACTGTATATTCATCTCGTTCTTTCAGATCGTCCGTGTATTTCCGAAGGAAAACTAAGTTTTCGTTTATTTTTTCTTCACTCATTATCTCCAAGAACTATCGTAGTTAGCATACTTATCGGCGAAAAACGCTTTCAACACATTACCCTGTTTAGACTCAATGGCTTTCGGCTTCAATGATTCTACATATTCATCCATCTTTAAGCGAGCGTCCACCCAAGAAATACGCAAGGCAGATTTAAGAGAATAACCATACTGGCGTACATATACCCAAGCTCTCTGCATGATGGCTTTCATATTATATTTGCCGTCTTTTACTAGTTCATAATCTCTATTTCTCATTGTCTTACCTATTTTTAGTTATGTAAAATATTTGGTTTTCTCACTCAAACTTCGCACCTTTGCAGTGTTGGATGTTGTTTGATGTTGCAAAGATACATAATATTTTATGTAGAACAAGAAATCTACATAATAATTTATGTATTTAACTTTTATTTTCAATTAAACGCCGGACAAATCACATAATAATTTATGTATATATAATGAGTGTAATAAAAGAGAGGCTTACAGAATTTCTAACCTATAAAGGTATAGGGCAAATAAAATTTGCCGAAGCAGCTGGCTTGTCAAGAGGCTTCGTGAATGTATTAGGTGATGGCATTAGTTCAAAATCACTTAATAAAATCAGCCAAGCTTTTCCTGAGTTGAATACCTTATGGTTAACCACAGGAGAAGGCGAAATGCTCAAAACTACCAATAATACACCCCAATATAATGAAGCTACGCCCATCCAACAAGACGTGGTTTATATCCCGTTAGTTAATCAATTCGCTTATGCGGGTTATTTAGATGGATACACAGACGCATCTTACATGGAGCAATTACCTAAAATACCATTTATAGTAGATAAAGAAGGACATGGAAATTATATAGCCTTTGAGGTCAAAGGAGATAGTATGAATAATGGAACCGAAGAAAGCTATCTAGAAGGCGATAGACTTTACTGTCGTGAAATCGCTCCATACCTTTGGGCAACTTCCAAATTACATCTTCGCAAATGGGATTTCGTTATAGTGCACACCGATGGAATCATAGTTAAGCGCATTATAGATCATGATGTGGAAAATCACACTATTACTATTCATTCATTAAATGATATGTACCCTGATCGAGTTATTGATTTGTGCGATGTAAAACAGATTTTCAATGTTATAGAATCAGTTAGACCTAGAAGAAGATAAAATAAGAATAACAATCGAATATTAAATTAATTAAAACACAAGATTATGAAAAAGGCACTGCTATTAATTTCAATCTTTTTATTACCAACATTTTTGCAAGCATGTAGTGATGAAGACGACAACCAAAGATGTCAGGCAATAACTAAAGATGGAGACCAATGTAAACGTAATGCAGAAAAAGGAAGCATCTACTGTTGGCAACATAAAAAATAGCAATAAATTTAATGGGAAATTTTACTGAAGATTTAGCAAAAGGTTTTGTACGGTCTGCTGTGAATCAAGTGGGACGAGATGGAGGGAAAGTGATAAGTAACTCTATTTATGGGAATGCACATAGTACCCCAATAAGAGGTATCGGTAAAAATACACATAACCAATTTTTCGATGAATCAACCAATGAGGTCATCTCCCCCGAAGAATTAAGATTAAGAGCAGAAGCAGAAGGGTTTCAAGTATCTTTATTTAGATATAACGCTGGCATTAAAATAGTACTCTATATTGTTTCTTTATTTTTTGCTATTTTAGTAGTACCTTCTATTATTATATTCATATTTGGTATCATGAAATTTTTTCAAAAAACAGTATTCATGAAGAAATCTGTTTTAGTTGCACAATTTGTACCAGATAGAAGATATAAAGATGGGCGCAGGCTGAACGGACATGTAAAACAAGATATAAGAATAAAAGTACCTTGTAATCCTTCCGAGCGAAAATCACTAATAAAAGCAGGCATATTATATATTTTACTCTCATTGTTTTTACTGGTCCCTATATTCTTATGGCGCTCTGTCGTTGAACAACAGAACATAGAGTATTATAAAGATATTATAGAAAATGCAGAAACAGAGAAAGCACATATTAAAGAAGACTTTGAATTATTTAAAGACACAGTGATATATAATAAAAAGATGAATGAATTTAATGAAAAGTACCAAAAGGCAGTAGAGTATTTAAATTCACACAATCAAACAAAATCGGATAATTAAAAAACTAGCTTATGAAAAAGATATTATTCTTAATATTAATTTTTACCATATTAATGACGGGATGTTCATCAGGTAAATATTATATATATCAAACAGAATCTAAAATAGATTTACAACCTACAAAAGATAATTTTCTTCCTTATATGTATGTTCCTAAAGGAAAACATATAGTTATCAAAGAGAGTCGTAGCACTGTAAAAAAAGCCCAATATGGAAGTCATAAAGGATATATTTGTGGAACTTATAATTTATCAAACCCTATACAAATATCCTCTAAAGATATAAAACATCTAACTTTTAACTCTACAGATTCCACCTATTACTTTAAAGGAAAAAGAATAGATTTTACAGAATCGATCAAGACAAAATCCTCATATTCACCTTCACGTTCCACTGGTACAGGTCGAGTACAAGTAAAAGGATATTATAGAAAAGATGGAACTTATGTACGACCTCATACAAGAAAATCACCAACCAAAAGAAAATAAGCTTATGAAAAAGATCATTTTATTAGTATGTGCAATCACTGCACTTTGTTCATGTGGGAAATCAAATGAAGACAAAGCAAGAGAGCTTATCGAAGCCAAACTAAAAACTACGATGAATGACTGGAATAGTTACGAGTTTGTAGAAATGTCTAAAGTTGATTCCGTATTCACTTTATTTATGCATAGTGAAGAAGCTAAAAGTCTTGATGATCAAATTTCAAAAACCAAAAGTAAAATCTCAGAGTATTCAGTAGATAAAGACTTCCCTTTACTTTACGGAGCAAGGACTAAAGTAATGGCAGATAGTATTCCGATACTGGAGCAGATTAGAGATAGCCTACAAAATTTATATGATAAAAAAGAAGAAGCATATAAAGGAGAATTTAATGGATATAAAACTAAGTTCACATTTAGAGGCAACAATAAACTAGGAGGGAAAATCCTAACTAGTTCAATGTACTTATTCAATAAAGATATAACCGAAATCACCTATGAGTTTTCTTTAGATAAGTAGCCATAAAAAGCCTCCCTTTAATATAAGCCTGTCTAAAAAACGGGCTTTTATTTTATTAATAAATCTCTCCACATACCGAGATGTTGTGCGAATGTTGTGCAACAGTATAAAACAGAAAATCGTAATCATCTAACAGTAAGACAATTACGATTTTACAATGTGACCCCGGTGCGATTCAAACGCACGACCTTCAGAACCGGAATCTGACGCTCTATTCACTAAGCTACGGGGCCATTTCCTAAATGCGATGACAAAAGTATAAAAAATCTTCTCATCTTCCTAATGATTCATCTTTTTTTATAGTTCTTAAGTCAGTATCGCCCCTTAACATTCTGTTATTTTGAAATGCTTTAGAGCATATACTTTATCAATTTGACAATCTTTTAGAGATTATCCAATACAGATATCAATATTATTCCTATCTTTGCCGACAATTAACAATCAACAATCCT